CGCCCGCATCGTACCGTAACTACCGTAACTCCTATAGGAGGAGTTACGTTACGTTACGGTAAACTCGCCTTTGCCCCCCGTAACCAGTTACGGCTAGTTACGGTAAGTTACGGTAGTTACGGCATAATTTTTAGAATGAGTTTAGACCCCAATTCCCTTTCCTTAACCACCCAACCTTTCTCATGTCTGCCTATTATTTCAGCATCAGTTAGGTCCCTGACGATCATCCCAGGCTTGGCCGAGGCTTTGAGATGCTGATCAACTGCGGTGGCTTTGATGCCTTGCTCAAGCAAGAACGTCTTGAACGCCTCCCTGCTGACATATGGCATCTCATCCACAACTTTCGCACCGCCAACAAACCAAGCCCGCTCTAAGTTGGTTTTGTGTTCGTCTAGCTTAGTGGCTTTAGGCGTCGGAATACGCAGATCGCCCTCTTGGAACATCTCAAACACCGCCCCAAGCAGCGGCAACCCATCTTCGTCCTGCCAACCCAGATCCACGGGGCTTAGACAACCAAACAGATCTGCTGGCTCTGGCGCGTCTTTCTGCTTAGTGCAAGACACGATTACCTCATGGCTCTTGCCGTGAACCAAGATACTCGCGTCCAATGCCCCGCGCCACGCGCTAGAACCTCGCGCACGCTGTTTTGCCTCGCTGTTGTGTCCTAGGTGGTGCACAAGCATGGTTGTGGCGCTCAGGGCCATTGAGACCACGTTACAGGCATTGATCATCGCCCTTGTGTCTTTGGCGCTGTTCTCGTCGCCTGACATATGGTTGTTGAGCGTGTCGATGTTGACCAGTACAACTGGTTCTGGCGTCAAAGCCCGTACTGCCGCGATTACCTGCGCTGCTGCGCCAGGGGCATCCATATCCAACGCCTTGTTGCTGATCAACAGGTTGTCCAAACTCGCCACGTTGTTGCGCTTGCACCAACTGGCTATACGCTGGCGCATCCCGTAGTTGCCCTCACCGGCGAGATACACAACGATCCCCGGCTTCGTTTTAATACCGTGCCACGGTATGCCGCTAGCTATGCAGCAAGCCATGTCTAAGGCAACGAACGTCTTACCCACTCCTGACTCGCCATACATCATCGCCGTGGCGTATGCAGGTAACCACCCCTTCACAATCCACGGCACAGGGCTTGGTTGGCCCAAGAAGCTCGTCGCACGGGTCAGGAAGTAGTCGCGTGTCTCCTCTTGGGTAAAAAGCGCGTCAAGGGCCGCAGAACCGAGCGCGTTACTGGCCGCAACGTCTGCGTCTGGCTCGTACCGCGTGACTGACCTTGCGATCTGCTTAATCTCACTTGATGGCAATGGGATCTCACACCGTGTCTCGTTAGCAACACTTATTGCGGCTAGGATCTCGGCTTCGGTCATGCCAAACGAGCGCATCGCACCGGCCAGACTCGTTAGGCCATCGTTGCGGTTGCCTTGAATCAGATCCCCGTTGGTTGTCGGCACTACCTTACGCTGGCCCAGATACGGCAACCAGTTGGTTGGGATGCTGGTAGGTGCTATGCCATCAAACGGATCGCTAGACGCCTCCCACTCGTAAGCGCGGTGCTCGATTGTTGACGGGTAGGCGATGTAGTAGCGCCCGTCTGACAACAAATCTATGCCTTCGCCTAGCTTGCAGGAGCGGATGCCCTCTTGATGCCGTGCGATGTAGTGCTGTCCACCACCTGCGGTAAGCGCCATCGCGCCGTCTGGCATAGGCCCGTGCTGCTCTAGCCATTGCTCCCAACTCGCATCCCCACCGTTGCGTGGGTCAATGTCAAACACAACGATCCCGCTGGTGCTGCCGCAAGCAATACCAATGTTGAACTCTGGGTTCTGAGTCCACCATCGCCGAATCTGATCTGGCTCTGTGGTTGCATCGTTGACGCCGTGGGCGGTTGCAGGAACCTTGCCGTTGGGCACTACAGGTAGAACTTTCCAGCCCCATGAGGCGTAAGTCAGGGCGGCTTTAATCTTGTTCATGGTCTGCACGCAGCTTTCCCTCAGTCTTAACTTCGATCTCGTATTGACGGGCCATCGGGGGCCGTTCACCCCACCGATAGATCACCTGCGGCCATATTCCAAGCGCATCGGCGAGCTTTTTCAGCCCGCCAAAGTACTTGATCGCTTCTTCTGTTGTCACTTTTTCCCCTTGGGTTGAAACTTTCTGTTGACACTCTACGTTGAAACCGCTAATCTAGCAACAACTGCACGAACGGATAGCCCGAATGTGCGGTCTCAACCAAGGAGTAACCATGAAGTTTGAAGAGAAAGAAGACCCGCCTTGGGTCATTATCTTGGCGTCGATTGCGGTCGGCGCATCTGCTGCCATCGTCTTGTTTCTTGCGTTAAGTGGAGGCATCTGATGGCAATTCAGTTAAAGCGCACGAAAGAAGCCACCGCCCAGGCGGTAAAGCTTCTGGTTTACGGTCAAGCCGGCGCGGGTAAGACCAGTCTTATTCCAACCCTGCCAACGCCGGTCATTTTGAGTGCCGAAGGCGGTTTGCTATCGATTGCAGATACTAATTTGCCGTTCATTGAGATTACGAGCATGGATGATCTTAGGGAGGCTTACAAGTGGCTGACTAGCAGCACCGAAGCGGCAGAGTTTGAGTCGGTGGCGCTTGACAGTATTAGCGAGATCGCCGAGGTGGTGCTGAACGCTGAGAAGAAGATCAATAAAGATCCACGAGCCGCATATGGTGCGATGCAGGAGCAGATGGCCGACATTATCCGAGGCTTTCGTGATTTGCCCGGTAAGCACGTCTATATGTCGGCAAAATTGGAAAAGACTCAGGACGAGATGGGCCGCGTTTTGTATGCACCCTCAATGCCGGGTAACAAGACCGGCCAGTCGCTGCCCTACTTTTTTGACGAAGTGCTGGCTTTGCGCGTGGAAAAAGACGCCGAAGGAATGACCCGCCGCGCTTTGATGACCGATGGCGATGGGTTGTGGCTTGCCAAGGACCGCAGCGGCAAACTGGATGTTTGGGAAGACGCCGATTTGGGCGACATCATAAGGAAGATTGGATCATGAGAGTGTTTGACGACATCACACTAGATGAACTAGCCGAGCGTTGGATCGGCTACAAGGAAGCCGAGAAGGTTGCCGTTGAGATGCGCCGCGACATCGAAGACCAGATCGCCAAAAAGGTTCAGTTCCCGGAGACGTTTGAGGGGACTGAGAACGTGGTGCAAGTCGGGTCACCTTTCGCTATTAAGATTGAAGGTCGGGTTAACCGCACGGTCAACGCTGACAAGTTGCTGGTCATTGCCCACGAAACTGGGTCTGAAGAGCATTTGTCCACCGTTTTCCGGTGGAAGCCGGAAATCAACATGACCGTTTGGAAAGCAACAGATGAGTCAATCACCAAACCGTTTGCGGCAGCAATAACTGCCAAACCGGGACGCCCTAGTTTTACCATCACAAGGAAGTGAAATGCTTTTAGACGAAACCTATGACGTTGCCTCGCTGCCCCAGTCGGAGCGCAACTTTGAACCCCTGCCACAGGGCTGGTACACCGCAACAATTTCTAACGCAGAAGTGATGCCTACGAAGATGGGTAATGGGAAGTACATCAAGATCCGCTACGACATCCAAGGCCCGACGCACCAAGGGCGCGTGGTGTTTGGCAACCTGAATGTACGCAACCCCAACCCGAAGGCCGAGGAGATCGGTCGCCAGCAGTTGGGCGAGATCATGCGGGCGATTGGCCTGACTTCGTTGAAGGATACGGACCAGATGATTGGCGGCAACCTGTCGATCAAACTGGATATTCGGATCTCTGAGCAGTATGGCAACAGCAACGAAGTGCGCGGGTTTAAGTCGTTATCTGGCGGTGCTGCACCTGCACCCAAGGCTGCATCATCAATTCCCGCTGCTGGCGTGAAGGCTGCGCCACCGTGGGCTAAAAAGTAATAGGCAAAAAAATGCCCCGGTGGAGTGCCGGGGCAAATCGATACCAAGGAGAGAGCACGTGAAAATACCTGACGCTCAGTATAGCATCCCCGAACTAATTGACAAGCACCACGCAGACAAGCCAGAGAAGCCAAGGGCACATCTTGGTGCAAGCCAACTGGGTCACCCTTGCGACCGTTGGCTATGGCTGTCGTTCCGCTGGGCGGTGGCGAGCAAGTTTGAAGGCCGTGTGTTGCGTATGTTCAGACGCGGCCAGAATGAAGAAGCCACGATCAAAGAGGATCTGCAAGCCATTGGCATCCAGTTTAAGCCAGGGGTAGCGCAGGAACGGGTGGACTTTGGTTGCCACATTAGCGGGAGCATAGATGACATCGCAATCTCTGGAGTGCCGGGAGCGCCACAGAAGAAACACGTTTGTGAGTACAAAACCCACAACAAAAAATCGTTTGAACAAGTTGAAGACAAGGGCGTGGAGCGTGCCAAGTTTGATCACTTTGTGCAAATGCAGTCTTATATGCATGGCACTGGTATTGATCGGGCGCTATATGTGGCTGTCTGCAAAGATGACGACCGCATCTACACAGAGCGGGTGGAGTACGACAAAGGCGTTGCCGAAAACGCAATAGCCAGAGGCAAACGCATTGCGTTGTCAGACCGGATGCCAGAGCCGTTAAGTGCCGATCCTAGCTGGTATCAATGTAAGTGGTGTGCAGCGCATGAGTTCTGCCACGGCGACCGCCTGACCAAGGAAGTCAACTGCCGCACCTGCGCCCATAGCACCGCTACCGAGGATTCCAAGTGGATCTGCGAGCGCCACGCCGGTAGCGAGATACCCGTGGAATGGCAGCGTGAGGGTTGCGGTAGCCATGTCTTGCATCCCGATATGGTCCCGTGGCAGCGCAAAGAAGCCGGTGATGAATGGCAGACCATCTACGTCATCAAAGGCAAAGAAGTGGTGAACGGCAAGCCAGGGGACGGTGTGTACGGGTCTAAGGAGTTGGTTGCTAACGCCGAAGCTTGCGCCGAGTCTGACGAAGGCATGATTGAGTTTCGTAAGATGTTTGATGCGCGGGTAGTTGGATGATCCTGCGTGATTACCAGCAGCGGGCCATTACCGACTTGTACAACTGGTTTCTAGCTGGCTATGCGGGCAACCCGTGCTTGGTGTTGCCAACAGGATCAGGCAAGAGCCACATCGTTGCCGCTATTTGCGAAGACGCGCTTACTAAGTGGCCTGAGACGCGGGTGTTGATGTTGACCCACGTAAAGGAGCTGATTGAGCAGAACGCCGAGAAGATGTACGTGCATTGGCCTGACGCCCCGCTTGGAATTTATAGCGCGGGTATAGGGCGGCGTGAACTACATCAGCCGATTACGTTTGCTGGCATTCAGTCGGTGCGGGACAAGGCAGCGCAGATTGATTACGTTGATCTGGTGATTATTGACGAGTGCCATCTGGTGAACCACAAGGACACGGGCGGTTATCGTGATTTGTTGCGCCAGCTTCAACGCATCAACCCTAACTTGCGCGTCATTGGCCTGACCGCCACGCCGTATCGGCTAGGTCACGGCATGATTACCGATGAGCCGGCGATCTTCAACGCCTTGATTGAGCCGGTGACGATTGAGGAGTTGATCTTTAAGAAGTACTTGGCACCGCTACGCTCCAAGATCACATCTACCGCGTTGGACACAACAGGCGTCGCCAAGCGCGGTGGCGAGTTTGTTGAAGGCGAGCTCCAGAAGGCAGTTAACACTAAAGACCAAAACGTCCGAGTTGTATCGGAAGTTATTGCGCTGGCCGAGGATAGGCAGCATTGGCTGTTTTTCTGCACGGGTGTATCTCACGCTGAGAACGTCTGCGAGATCCTTAACTATTGGGGCATACCGGCCAAGTGCGTGACAGGCGACACGCCCAAGAAAGAACGCGAGAAGATTATTGAGGAATTTAAGACCGGCAAGATCAAGGCGTTGACTAACGCCAACGTGCTAACCACTGGTTTTGACTACCCAGACATTGACCTGATTGCCATGTTGCGCCCAACAATGTCCCCTGGTCTGTACATCCAGATGGCCGGTCGAGGGATGCGCCCCAAGAGCCACACAGATCATTGTTTGGTTCTGGACTTTGCCAAGGTGGTGGCAACGCATGGCCCGATCACAAACGTCCAATCTCCCAAAAAGGGAGGAACAGGCGACGGTGTTGCACCAATCAAAATATGCGACAACTGCAACGAGATCTGTGCGTTGGCGGTGCGTGTATGCCCCGCTTGCGGGACGGATTTCCCCGCCGTTGAGCCTAAGAAGTTGAAGTTACAGCATGACGACATTATGGGCGACAGCGGGACCGAGATGGCGGTTACCGATTGGTCTTGGCGGCGTCACGTTAGTCAGGCCAGCGGCAAGCTAATGGTGTCAATCACCTACTACGGTGGCTTGAGCGATATTCCTATTACGGAATATTTGCCCATACTTCACTCTGGTTTTGCCGGCGAGAAAGCCTTGGGTACGCTGTACTACATCGCTAACAAAGCCCAGGCTGTTTTGAACCAGATCAACGAAGTGGCTGAGTCAGACGCGGTTGATTATGTTGTGGCGCAGATGAACCAAGGGTTTGCCCCAGTATCCATTGAGTACAAACGCGATGGAAAATTCTTTAGGGTTGTGAGCAGGAAATGGTGATGCCAACCGAGCATGAAGAGCAACGCGAACTGGTCCGTTGGTTTCGGCAAACTTACCCAGATGTGCGGATTTTTGCTATTCCCAACGGGGAAAAGCGCAGCATTAGCGTGGCAAGTAGGTTGAAGTCCGAGGGCGTTAGCGCCGGGGTCCCAGACTTGTTTGTGCCCTCATGGGGCTTGTGGATTGAGATGAAACGACAAAAAGGAGGTGTGATACGACCAGAGCAGAAAGACTGGATCAATTACCTACAAGGCTGCGGGCATCGGGTCATTGTGGGATATGGGTTTGACGATGCCAAAACCAAAATCGGAGAGCAGAAATGACAAAGAAACAAAAACCGGAATTTAAAGTTAATTTCAGTATCGCTGAGATGATTCAGCGTTTTACTGACTACGCATTAGAGCCTGTGTTTAAGCTGCCTAACAGCGACGAAATTGTGGTCCCGCATTATGTTGAGCCGCACAAATGGGTGGGATTGGGTGGTGTTGTGTACACAACCGAGGATTTGCTTAACTCCCGTGCGTTTCCAGAATTGAAATGCTTGTGGTCAAGGCCGTGGACTGAGAAGATTATCTTTCAGGGTAAGGACCGAGTATTTAGCAGCGCAGAACTTAAAATCTTGATAAAGGCACGGTTATGAACAAAGCAGAAGCATGGCGCAAATGGTGGTCTGTAATTCACAAGACCATTCCGGCTGGTAGTTATGACCCAAGGGAAGCATTTATGTGGGAGGCCTGGGAGGCGGCCTGGGAAGAGGCAAACAAACAATCTCAGGTTGAGATTACCCATCTTAAAGAACAGTTATTGCGATCCAACACCAACGATGGCGCGTACAAGGCGGCGTTTTTGGCTGGTCAAATGGCGGCACGTGGAGGTAGCTGGAAATGAAATATTGCTGGCCCAAGAAACTGTATTACGTTTGCTGCCGTTGGATTGAATACCCAAAAGGAGGCGGCAGAAACTTTATCGCAACAAAACATTTGGGTCGCGCTCGGTACTACGCCAAGCGTTTAAAACTCAAGATGCGCCAGATTGATGTGCGAGTGCGGGGCAAAAAACCGTATGTGCTCAAAGATAGTTGGCTATGAAATACGGCATCCTTGACGACGAAGGCAACGTCGTCCGGTGGGTCTGGCATATGCCGCCGTACCCGCACATTGTCGAGCGCATCAAGCGCAAACGTAAACCCAAGCTGGACTTGTCCAACGTACCAGACGCACTGTTTTGAGGTGAATATGAGCCAACAGAAGGTTCTTGATTATTTGAGTCAACACGGAGAGATGGCAAGGAAAGAAATGAAAGTGCCAGGTGTAACGCCCAAAGCGTTGTTTGGAATACTGAACCGTTTGTGCGCTAATGGTTCTGTCTCCAAACGTGAAGTTGGAGAAGAAAACAGAAAGTATTTTGTGTTCAACATCGGCCCTCCTTCGGTAGAGCCAGAGTACTCGTATATCCTTAGAAACTTACCCAGAAAGGAAACCGTATGACCGATTTTGCAACGTGGCGCTACGAAAATCTTGTCAAGTTTGCAGTAGAAGCAAACCAGCGGCTGGCGCTGCTTAATGCGGAGATTGACGCGCTAAACGCCGACTTAAAAGCGGCGATTAACGCTTACCGAGATCTACTTCGCCGCGACGCCCCTGGACTTCTCGAAACTTCTCATACCGCCGAAACCAAGCAAGCCGGCGAGTAACGTCATCAACTGTTCTACTTGGAGATCTGGCGGCGGGGGTAGACCCTTCGGGATTAAGTCTACGCCCTGCCCAAACGCCCAGACCCACTGCATTAGTGGGTAGCCAAGGAATTGGTAGGCTAGGCCAGCAACGCCAACCCAACCGACAGCAGGACGCCAGCCAGAGACAAATACGCTAGTGCTTGCAGCTTCAATTTTATTGATGTCCACCTGGGCAAGATCGGTGGCTTGGTCAATTTTCTTTTCCTCCAAAGCGAGTTTGCGCTCTTCGAGCGCCATCTCAAGTTTCTCCTTGTCGGTCGTAATGAGATCACCTGCAACTTTGCCAACTCCTTCAATGATTGACCCGATACCTATCAAGTCCATTACTTTAGCCCTTTCAGAGTGCGATTTAACCAGCCTAACAAGAACTTGGACTGAGATCTGTTCTTGTTGCAAATGTCAGCGTAGCGCGTGATTTTCGCCAGCGCGTAAGATTTTCTAAACGACTCGGATTCAACATTGTTGAACTTTTGCAGCGTAACAGGGCCAACCGCGCCGTCTGGCGTAGCACCCACAATCAACTGCGCCAATTTGACCGCAACTGACAAGCCGGTGTTTACGCCGAAGTTGAAAACCGATTCCGCAACAGTTTGGTTTGTAATCTCATCCCCTCGTAAACGATCCCAAAACTCAGTCTTATAAAATCCCCGTACCATCCCAGTAAGAACAGTGCCTTGCTGATTGTGGTCGATAAGATGCCACCCACCCCACTGAGGATTTTTGTTTCGTGCGATTCCAGCATAAGTCATCCCTCCGGTGTCACCGGGAATAGTGTGGAGAACGTAACCACCTTCATCGGTGATCATCTTTTCAAAAGCAGCGTTGAAGTCAGCCATTACAATTCGCTCACATCAATAAGTTGACCACGGAAGTTGATGATACCTTCTGCGTACTTGCTGACCAGTTCGGGCCAGAGCGGCTTGCTGTCTTTCATCGTTACCACGGCAAAGCCGCTGCGCCAGTTGACGGGGCCGTCTTCAAGGTAGTCGATGAACTGCGGCCCGTCAATTTCCGCAAGCGTACCCGTGTCAACGCCCCACCGAGTGCCATTGTAGTCCCCGAACGGGGTGACCTTGAGGCTGTGTAAATGGCCGGTGATAGTTGTAACCCCAGAGTTGACCGTGTTGTTGTGGGTAGCGTGAACGCCGCCTTTGTATCGGTGCTTGACCACTACGCTATCTGACAACCAGCACGACCAGCAGGGATGCCACTTGGGAAAATGATCCTTAAGCGCCGTACCGCCGACCCCTTCAAATTGGGGTATGGCCTCGGATAAGCGCGTTTCAAAGCGCGAGTCATGGTTGCCTAGCGGCCAGATCAGTTGTGTGTGATGGCGGGCTTTTTCGCAGGCGTCTTCAATCTCTTTAAGTGCTTCCTTGCAAGCGTCAAGTTCTTGCTTCACGTTTGGAACGCTGCTCCAATTTATTCTGGCGTGTTTGCTGATTGAACTTCCGTCAAAAATGTCACCATTCGCTATGACAACGTGCGGTTTGAGTTCGTTTATCGCCCATAGCAAGCCCTTGAAAGCGGTTGACCTGATCCCCGGCCAGAAGTGGGCGTCAGAAAAAATTAGCGCAATACCATCAGTCAGGCCAGCTTCGTGTCTGGCTTTTTTGATATGGATTGGTTTGCCAACCGCTAATTTGATGTTTAGTTTGCTTTCTATATTGCGCCGCCGAGTGTGTGCGCGACGCTCAGAAATGCCAGCAATTCTTGCTACTTTAAGTGGTGATTTGTGCTCTTCCCACAACCGCAAAAATTCTTCGTCCGTGATTTTTGGTGTCATTATTCTTCATCCTTTTAGGAGAAGCACCCCAAATACCACAGTTTTGTTGCGGTTGGGTGACCCCCCGAGGTTATCGGGGGGCCAGATCATTACTCGTCGGTCTGTTCGTCAACCTCTTCGGCCTCAACTTCTTCGGCTTCTTCTTCGTCATTGGCATGAGCTTGGAAGAGTGCGTCGGCGGTTGAAGAGAAGAGCGAAGACAGCGTAAACTCGTTGATGTTTGATGCTTTGGCAACCAAGAAGGCGACCGAGAACAGAGCGTTCAGGGCATCAACTGGTTCAGAGTCATTGATCGCGTCAAGAATGTCGTCTTTCATGTCAGGCTCCAGAAAAAGGAGTCTTAAGTTTACAAACTGACCGTGACCGTTTAGTGACCTCTGGTCAGTATGGTCAGCAACAGAAAAATAATTGCCCCGCACCCAGTGACTAGGATCTGCTCTAGCCGCTTGATCCGGGCATGGATACCTTTGGTTTCTTTTTCAATGCCTTCGTACCTTACGGCGCAGACATCTACGTGGGCATCAATCTTGTGATCAACTTCAGATAATGTAACCATCAGGGCACCAATTTGTTTTGGTTGGTTGGAGCAAGAGCGTTAAAGGTTGCGGCCTCTTTGGCTTGCTTTTTGGTAATGGAATTTTGACGCATTTCTGCAACTGTCTGAGCGCCTGGAATTCTTAACGCAGACATTTTTTCCAGACCGCGCATAAGTGCGCTGGCAGTGTTTGAGTAGTTTACAGCACCAAGTTGTTTGACCGTTGCGTCTTTAACTGTGTCGCGCAAATCAAGAATCTGCTCGCGGCCATCTTTTCCAAACAACTCAGTCAACTTGTCTTCACGTTCCAACTTGTCAACCGCCTTACGGAAGCTGTCAAACTTGGTCACACCATTAACGCCGGTTGCCTGACCTTTGAGCCATTGAATTGTTTGGCCTTTCAGTTCATTGATTGCTTGTTGACCTTCTGGGCCGGCGCGTTTGAGCAATGAGGTGATGTGCTGAACATCTTCCTTTGAACTGCCTAGCACCACATTGTCAAAAATATCAGACAACCTGACGAGACGGTCTTCACCTTTACTACCAACCAGTTTGGCTACCGCTTTAACATCATCAAATTCTTTAGAAAACTGTCGACGTGCTGCGCGGGCTTCTTTGTAAAGATCCCCGCCAGCGCCTTCAGTTGCTTGGTCAATAAGATTTTTTACTTCTTTGCCATAATTTGAATTTGGCGTGCCAAATTCAGTTTTTTTGCCGATGTTTTGGTATATGTCTTCAAATGCCCGGATGGAAATGTTGCCAGTTCCGTTTGGATCGTTAATCTTGAGTTGCTCAAGCGTGTCTTGCAAAATTGGCGCAAGCGACGTTCTGGTCGTGGGCGTTTGCTTGTTGATGTAGTCAACAAGACTCTGGTACGGAACCTCTTGCAGCGTCTCGCCAGCGTTGTCTGCCGCGTTGTATTTGCTACGATAATTGTTGATTGATTTTTGGTACTCTGCCATTAAAGGCTTATCAACAAGTTTGCCAACGTCGCGCAGGTAAATTGGGTCAACATCAGCTACGGTTGAGCCGGTGGCTTCGGTCAGTTTTTGAAACTGCCTACCGATTGCTTCTTGCTGTTGCTGCTTGATGTTGGTAAGCGGGGCTACCAACTGAGGCTTGTTAGACTTCAGCAAATCTTGTTCAAGTTGCTGTTGCGCCAAACTTTGTGTTTGTTCCCCTTTGGTTAGCGGGATGCCCTGACGTTGAGCGCGTTCTGCCCGCATCAACGCTTCTTGCGTCAAGGCTGCGCCACCGCCGCCCATTTGGGGTTCTGGCGTCCGTACTAAAGCGTTCTGTATCGTTTGGGATACACGTTGCGCTGCTGGCGTAGCGCGAGCGGCGAGAGCGTTGGCTGTTTGGGCAATCTGTCCTGCTTGACCAACAACAGGTATAAATGCAGGAAGGTTAGGCGCTAGATTGCCAAGCATTTTAAGGTTTGCTTGTGCGCCCTCACCGGTAGGTCGATAAGTTCCGGCCTCCATGACCTTTTCGGCCAATTTGACATTTGGGCCTTTGCCCAACTCACCGCCAAAAATTCCAGCAATTTGCCCTGCTAAACCACTAACACCACCGGAGATAATGCTCGCAGCGGTTTCTGGAATACCAGCCACGCGGGCCATAAAAGAAGGTTCTTTTTCTTGTTTGGGCGGTAGCGTAATCGTGCCAGGGATCTGGCTGGCGGTTCCCGCGATTCCGGTTTGCTTGTAAAAATCTGCCTTTGGGATATCCGCGTAGAACTTCTGGTGCAACGCATCAACCAGTTGCAAATCTGGCACATCCGAATACATCGGAAACTTTTCACGGATTTCCAGAATTGAAGGCATTTTTATTTCCTCAACCCAAGCGGGTCAGCACCAGTTGCAGCACCAGCAGACGGACCACCGGCAGCGCCTGAAGAAATTTCATCAATCTTTTTGGCAAACGGTCCGGCAACTTGCCGAATTGCGCTAATTGCCAGCTTACGGGCTTCTTGTTTTTGTTTGATAGTGCTATCACTATCTCCAACTTGCGGGAAATATTTTCTTTCTTCTCTTGCAAATTCGGCAGGACTAATACTAGCGCCAGATTCCTTACGAAGAACTGCGGTAATAAAATTTTCTTTGGCCTGTTCGTAATTATTCTGGTTTTCGCTAGAAAGAAATGGTCGCAACACACTTTCTGCGCCAGCGGCAAGTTTTTCGCCTTGATAAGGAACCAGAGCTTCCAAAGTTCCTGATATGGCCCCTTTTATTCTGCCGCCAGAAGTAACCCCTTTGCCTTCTAAACCTTCCAAGATTTTATTAGCACCATCCATACGAACGCCATAAGCAATGGCGTTTCCTTGAGCTTCGTTAGGTGCTTTGCCTTCAATACCAGTTACAGCAACAAACTTGCCTTGTGGATTTTCTGGACTTGGAGCGTAAATAAACCCACCAGCACTTGCGTCAAACTTGGGTTGCTTGGCTTGATATTCTGCCCGAGCATCTGCTTGCCGTTGTAAAGCGACCCTTTGTCCTTCCAGACCAAGTCTTGCTCTATCAGCCTTTTCCCGCTCGGCATTTGATCTAGCAGTTTCCGCTGCTTGAGCAGCAGAAATATCTGTCATTGGCTTACCGTCAGGACCAAGAACAAATTCGCTTGCGCCGGTTAATACATTTGTTTTTACAACACCATTTTTGGTGCTTGTAAGTTTGTAAGAAGCAATGTTAGCTTGTTTGGCCGAAGTTTCTGCTTGCAAAGCAGAAGTATTAGCTTGCCTTTCTTGGTTAATAGCCGTAAACAACTTTGCTTTTTGTTCTTCAAGAGCCTTGATTCTAGCTTGCACACCGGGAAGCCCTGCGGCTTCAGAACCAACAAGTCTTGCAATTTCGTTATTGACCGCGCTAAGTTCACCTTGCAAATTAGATACCGCTGGCATAGCCGTAACAGCCGGCGTTGGAACAACGGCAGTTTGTGGAGGTGCAACCATTGCGTTAGCAACTGGTTGTGCTTGTGGTGCGGTGGGAGCCAGAGCATTGGTAGCTGGCGCAGCCATTGGTTGAGTTGGAGCGCGGCCAGCAAGAATCGCTTGTTCCTGTTCAGAACGCAGTAACTCTGGCATTTTGTCCAGAGCAGTTGCGCTTCTTGCAATCAAACGCTGCAATCCCCCAGGTTGGGCAAGGTCAGCCATGATTTGAGCGCGTGAACTTTCAGCGGTCACGCCTCGGCTTTTGAGATATTCGCCCAAAATGGGATCGGCATGGTTGGCTTCATGCCATGCAATGTATTGCTCTGGCGTTTTGACACTAGACAACAATCCTTTTGATTGTTCAAATCTTTGGTTTACAACTTTTCCAAGTTGTTCTTTACGAGCAAGTTGTTCTTTTTCAACTTCCGCAAGTTGCTTTTCAATCGCAGGAAGTTTTGATCCAACGCCAGAGGTAGCAATTTTTGCCCGCAACGTAGGCAAATCAATTTGGCCTGTTTGCGGGTTGTACGCTTCCATGTACGCTTTGTTAAGCGCATTCTCTGTCTCTTCCCCTCGTCTTGCTGCGGCAAGAGTGTACTGAGCTAGAGCATTTTGATTCTGTGCGTTCTGGATGTTGGCAACTGTGCCGTACATCGACAACGGATTTTCAAGTTGCAGAGGCCGGACGCCAAGTGCAATAGATGAGTCAATTGCCATGATTAATCCTTAAGGTCCATAGCCCCAGTCGTAACCGACAGATGGTTGATTTGTGGAGTAAGGAGTTGCAGAATAAATTGGCGATCCACCATACCCCATAGAATTATTTGATGGAAGTCGGTTGATTAACTGCTGGTTCTGCATATAGTTCAAACCAGTCCCAAGCGCGGATGTAAGCGCGTTGGTTGAACCAACATAACCAGATGCGCGAGCGTTGGCTACGTTGCCATAACCAGCAGCAAGATTCTGGCCCATTTGTCCTGCTGCGCCAGTCAATGTATTGGTGGCGCTTTGCCCGACTCCAGCCAACGATTGCAACGGGTTAAGTTGCGCGTTGCGTTCAATTTGATAGCGATTAAATGCGTTTTGATACTCTTGCGACGCCATGTCTTGACCGTAGCGTTGTGCGCCTTTGAGCGTAGCGCCAGACAACAAACCACCACGCGCTGCTGCTGTACGGTCCAACGCTTTCATTCCTTCAGACAACCGAAAAGCGTAACCTGGGTCTTGCTGAAATTGGCTTGTCCCAAAAGGCGTATAATTCGACGCCAGCGGGATCAATTTGTTTAATGCTTCTTCACCAGCTTTCTGCCACGGCGCTTGCAGTTCAACTTGTTTGTTGAACATTTGCTGTTGGGCTTCAATACCTTGTCGAGCCGCTTCCGCTTGTGTGCTTGCCGCTTTATTTGAAGAATAACTTCCAATAATTGCACTTGAAACAATCGCCGTTGCAACCCAAGTCATTGCAGTTCTCCTTGCAGGGCTTTCATTTCTCCTGCGATTTTCAATAAATTACTAGAATCAAACAACGCGGTGTTGTCAGGCTCAACAAGTTCTGCTTCAATCTCATCAAGATCGGTTTTGTCTGTGCGATGAACGGTCATGCCAATCGCGTCGGTTACTGCCAACGTCACCCGTTTGGTCCCCGGCTTAGACTCAACCACATCACCAGCTTTCAGGCGCTTCATCCCGTTTTCAGTCCACGCAATTATTTCACCCATCGCGCACAAAAACAAATGATGGTGCTTGTGAACTTTGCCTACAATCAACGTGCCAGCAGGACGAAAAACCTTCCTGCAATACATTCCAGACTCTGAAAAGTAATGCTCAGTTTGCAGATCGGCTTGAGGCATCTTGACCATTTCGGCCTGTAACTGCTCAATCTGCTCCCGCGATGGGACAATGTGGGCAAGATCGTTCAAGTGATCTCCCGTCCGTTAGCCCGGATATTGATCGCTGACGCTGTTCCTGCAATGGTACTGATAAAGCCGCTAGGCGCAAGTGCAGCGCCAGTTATCTCAGGAAACGTATACGTCTCCGATGGTTGTAACGATTTGGTTTTAACAATCAAGTTTTGATTGCCCGCCGCGTCTGCCCCCGTAACCAAGTTGACGCTGATCGTCGCCGTCGCTGCGCTAAAGTTGGTTGCCGTGAACTTGTCAATAAGCGCAGTCACACCATTAGCGGTGTACTGAATCGTTTGACTATTTTCAGCAAACTTTGCCGGGATTAAAACTCTTACGGATACTGTCATGGTTGCGCTGCCTTATACGCCAAAACCAGCGCGTCGTAGTCGCCGCCGATCTGAGCCTTGAGTACGTCCCGAATCCTGTTACATTTACTCTGTTCTGCTTTTTCGGTTCTCACCAGCGAACGTAAACGATCACGGTACTGGTAGTCGCTGATTGCCTGAACGTCGTCTTCTGACAACGAATGCGGCAACTCCTCGATTTTCACGCCCTTGAACGCTACCCAATCCACCGGCCAGTCACCAGACGGAAGTGCAAGTAGCATAGCAGAATAGTTATCAATGTTCACCTGATATGCGTAGATTTCCATCTCGCGGTAATAGGCGTTCATGATCGCCGAGGCTAGTTTTTCGTCGTTAGTAATCATCTTGATTGGTCGGAAAAAGATACGGAATTTGAAATATCTAAAGGCGTCGCAGGACTTGAATACACTGAACCAAACCCCCCAGAAGTCCACGGGTAAACTCTAGTATAAGGAGACGCTGCCGATATAGCACCGGCAATTTCTGTCCCCGTGCTAGACCATGACACTGCTCTTATGGTTTGTAATATGGACGGGCTTGAGTACAAAGAACCAAAGCCAGAAGACCATTGGTACACTTTTAAAGGCGCTGGGGTTGCGCTATTTCCAACCGCAACCTCAGACCCAGACGGGGAAAATCTAACCCCAAATACCGCCCCTCCAGCAGAGGTTGAAGGATTAGCGTACCTTGTACCAAACCCAGAAGACGTTACAGGGTATCCAGAGAGCAACGGAAACAAGGTGTTGCCAATTACAATATCATTGGTAACAGGGTTAAAAGATATGGTTCCTGGGTTGCTACCCTGTCCGGGAAGCGTGGCGGGGTTTGCGTATTTAGTGCCAAATCCAGTTGCCGATGACCACGGAAACAGAGAAATTACTGGGTTTGATTGTTGACTAAACGCAACTTGCGTATTGTCACCATTTAACGTGACGCCAGTAGAAGAATCAGAAGAATTTAACGCGGTGCCATTTGCATATTTAGACCCAAACCCAGTTGTTTGATCCCATGCCCATGCTTGTGGGTAAGATACGCTTGCGGCGTTTGAGGTAATAATTGCGTCAACATTATTAGTCCAACTAAACCCTGCGGGGCCAGAACCTGATGGGCTTAATGGGCTAGCCGCGTTAGCGTACTGCGTTCCAAAACCAGCAGCAGACCATTGCCATACAAAGAAAAAAGGCGACGCAGTACAAGATGCCGAAATATTTGAGTTATTTTTAACGAAAGAAACTTGGTTAATTGCGTTAGAAATTGTTGGTGCTGTAAAACTAGACCCAAACCCTGTTGTTGAATTCCAATTGTAAGCAGAAATTCTTTTGCCCGCCGTGGGGCCGCCATAAGCAATATAAATTGACGGGACAACAGGCGCAGCCGCATCTCCGTAAGTAAACATTCCCAGAAAGCCGCTCATGTCACGCCCAGGCCAAAGACGTACCATGTATCGGTTGCAACCTTGATCATAGTGGCGACGCCGTTAGACGCGACAGATCGGTTGCCGGTAGATGCTGAGTTGGCGAGCTTGAGCGTGACGCCCGATCCGGCTTGAATGACCAACGCCGTGGCGTTACTCACCACACTAATAACCGTACCAGTCTCAAACGCCACGCTACTGTACGGCGGTACGGTGACGTTGCCGGTCAGGTAAAGATGTTTGGCGCTATCTGACAACACCAGCGTGCCGCTGGTATTGCTTGATTGCGGCATTGTACGAAAACCAAACCCGTACAAGTTACCGGCGCTGTCTTTGACCGTTGAGCCGCTATCTAGACCAGTAATGGTTTTGTTGGTCAGCGTTTGCGTGCCAGTCAGCGTAACAACTGTATTGTCAATACTGATTGTGCCAGTTGATGTGATTGGACCGCCAGTTAGGCCCGTCCCAGTGTCAACCCGAGTGACGCCGGTAGAACTTGGCTGATTTACCGGCCCAAGTTCAAGCGAGTTAATACTATTGTAGATTTCATCAATTTGTGGCCCGACTGGCGAATAACTTAACTCTTCAGCCGTAATTGAGCTAGTCCCCGCTCCGGTTAGATTAAATAAGTTAAAGAAAAATCTGTACCATTCACGCGACATTAGCCCAGTACGCGGGTCAATAAAATCAACCCGAGGCGCGGGGATCTGGGTGATGTTATTGATGACTGGCATTAGGCAGTTGTCCCGCTCAAGTGCAGTTCAGCGCCCATGATTGCAATCTTGACCGGATCTGTACCGGACAATTCGTAAACTCGGTCACGCAGTTTAAGTGTCATGCCCAAGCGCCGCCAGAACACTCGATGCCCGTAAACGCCAATTTTTCCAAGCGGTGACCAGTGCTCGTTTGACCAAGTGTGACCAGCGTCGTCTGACCAACGCAACATGACTTGCGGATCAAATCCAAGCGTATAACCATCACCTTCAACGCTGACCAAATAGTCACCGCTTTCTGTGATCAAATAAAAATCACTTTCAGTCACCAAATATGTTGGATCGTTTCCATTTCCACCGTTTAAGCCAACGCCGCTTTGGCAATCCAGTTGTAGGCTATGGTGCGCTGTACGGGTTAGGTTATTCTGTCCTGTCGGCAACGCCCGCCAAGAACGCAACCATTTTTGCTGCGCTCCGTTGTCAGCGTAAACGTCTAAGTCAAACGCATACAGATTACCGTTGGCGTAATCGCCAACAACAATTTGATTGTTAAACGCCATCTGACAATTACTGCGATGCCGTAAGAATTCACCATTTTCAAAGCTGGCCCGTTCATGCCACGCTTGTGTAGATACGTCATACACCCAAGTTGCGTTAGCTGACGGAAACGTCAAAACATAAAAAGAATGACCTTCTTGTTGGTATGTGTAGCCAATCGCATCGCTAATGTTGCCGTATTGGGCAATTGCGTATTCAATTGCGTGGGTGCTAATTCGCTGGCCCGTGTAGCCGTTGGCGCGGTAGACAATGCCTTGGCCGCGAGCATCCGCGCCTAACCAAAACAAACCGTTGTCTAATTTGGTAACTGAATATGTTGCAGCGCAACCAATTTCATTATACGCGCCTTGAATACGTTGCAACGGGAAGTCTGGATTGCCCGCGTCGTACCAGACTTCAACCGAATTGGTCCCAAACAACCACGCTTCACGGTGGTCAACAATCATGCTAACAAGATTGTCGGGCGATCCTTCGGCGCTTGCAAAATCTAACGGGTCAATTGAAGTTCCGTCTAATAGCGTAGTCACCCAGATTTTTTGGCTATTGGGTTCAATGAAAACAAAATATCCGTCGAGATAACCAACGGTCAAAGCGCCGGGAAAGTCTGGATCTATTATTTGTTGAAATGCGTTGGTTTGCGAGTTGTAGATGTAGCTTGGTCCACCGCAAGCAATAAACAACTGGGTTCCATTGTCAACCATGCTGACAGGACCAGTGCCGGTTACTGTACCCAACAACGTCGCAACGTAATTAGTTGCGATGCTGTAAAGTTCTAAACCGCTAACAACATATCCAACATTGTTAAACGTCCACAGACCGCGAATTGGGCCAGTGCCAACAGTGTTAAGCAGACGCAGCCCAGGCGCTCTGTTTAGAAATGCGGGTTCTTTACCGCCTTCTGGCACAATTTCAGGGAAGAGATTAACCATCCTGTTGTCGGCAGCATTGATGCTCCGAGCAACATACGCCGATCCCAGAATCGGCGTTTTCATCAGTAGTTACCGGCGTAGACGTTGAACCGCTGGCGCGTTGCAACAATTGCGTAAGGCATTGACATCACATCGTCAGGGTTGTTGATGCGCTTAAGGTTGCGCTTACTGGTCATGGCGATCCGCTTGACCTGATCGGACGGTTCAACACCAAACTCAGGCGCGATTTCCATCGCCAGATTGTAGGTAAACGCCCTCAAATACCCTGGTGGAAAAGCCAATACGGTGGCAAGCGTTGCAGGTTCAGTAAGTTCTTGAACGCTAATAAAGTGAAACTCTAAAAGGCGCGTGGGCCTTGGATAGATGTAAATGTCAATGTCGGGGTAGGTCATGTTCACAAACATGACCTGCGGATAGGTAGACGTTACGGTCTTAACCGCAATACCATCGTATTGCTGTTGGTTGATCAGCTTGATTCCGTAAGACACGTTGGTTTGCGGGTCACGGAAATACGTAGCGTCGTCAACCAGAATCGGACGAACAGCAGTGCCGTTTAGCCGTACCAAAGACCCTGACGGTCCAAGTGTGGCGTTGATTGCGCCAACAGGCCATTCAACGATCTGATCTTGTGTGCTGAACACCGATAGACGCTCGGTGTTCCATGAATCAATCATCTGATTCATGGCCATCAGCGAGTCTTGCATCACCGCCGCCGATGACGTTTCACCTTCTGCCAGAACACCCAACAAACGCAGGGCGCGGTTGATCTGATCACCAGCCGAATATGTTGCCATCGTAAACCTCAGAAGGTGGGGCCGAAGCCCCGCCTGTTAAGTCGAGCAGTGAACAGTTGCAAAGTTGATGATAACAGCCTCAGAAAGAGCGCCGCCAGTCAAATTACGCAACGTAACAACCGCAGAGCCAGTTGTCATGCTAGAGATATAAGTCGTGTACGCCGCTGCCGTAGCACCGCCAGAAATACAAACAATCAACACATCATTGGCAGAAATCAACGAGTTGTTCATCGTAAACGAAACAGCGGTGTTAGCCGCCAATTCTGCGCCGTTCATTGTGATGCGGCCAGCAGATTTGTTCAGCGTAACGGCAGTAGACTTGCTGGTTGCTTGCGTAACTGTACCTTGGGCGCCCGCTGCGTACCCAAGTTCCTGACTTGCGTAACAAGTCGTAAATTCTGGGTCGGAATATGCGACCCCAACTGCTTGCGTATTAGGCATAATAATTCCTTAAAAAAGGGGAGAGCTTGTGGCCCTCCCCCTACATTTAGGCTTTTAGCCCAAACGATACACAACGTAAGTACCGTCGCCGGTCTTACGGAAGCGGAACAACTGGCTGGTTGTAACAGCGATAGCAACCAAAGCGTTACCGCCATCGGTTACACCAGTGTTAACAGCCAACGTCACCGCGCCAGACGAAGTGCCAATGTTGACGATTGACAAGTCAAACGTGCTGCCAACCGTAGCGTTAGGAATAGCAGCATCAATTGCCGTGCCCAAAGGCAATGTGTACGTTGCGGCAGACGTAGATGGGTTAGCCACCAACATCTGGTTAACGATCTGCGCTGCGGTAAGAGTTGCAGTAGCCGTAGCCGTTTGAGGGGCGGCCATAGCGCCCATAACTGTTTCTTGACGGTTACCTGCACCAACTTGGTAACCACCACCACCATTAGGGAGAGCCATAATATTTCCTTAAATTAAGAGGTTCAACCCCAGAGGCGGCAGGCCATCTGTGGACGGATTGTTGAGAAGCCATACAGAACGTCAATACGGCAAGGCAAACGGTCATTGTTAATATCGTACTGGCGCACGACACGCAACGAAATCCCGTTATGCACTGCGCGGGCAGCCATATCAACACCCTGCGGCAGCAACAAGTCAGCCGTAGCGAACGTGATCGCGTCCTTGTGGTAGACCAAGTTCTGTGGGTACTGGGTTGATGCAGTTCCAACAAACGTGATAACCGCGCTGGTAGCCGGGAACGCATCAATGGTAGCCAAAGCATTTGCCGACGTATAAAGCGCCGGGGAAATTGCCAAGGTCATTGCAGTACCGGAGGTTACGCTGTTGGCAGCGGTCACAACGAACTGTTGAAGCGAACCAGTGGACTCACGGGTTTGTGGGTTGACCGCGTACACGCCAGCAATCGTGAAAACGTCGCCTTGGTTAACCGTTTTGGTTCCGCTGGTAAACGTAATGGCAAGGGTCGATTGACCTTCGGCAAACGTAGCACTAGAAGAAACAATTGGAGAAACAGGGAAGTTACCCGTGGTGTGCTGTTTGATTGACTGAGACATATTGATCTCGTCGTAGCCCAACACGCCCGTGCCCATCATGCCGTTTTTGAACTGTTTGGAAATCGTGTCCGTAGGATTGAACAGACCTTTCAAACCTTCAACCAGACCAGCGTTGGCAGCGGGGTTAACCGTTGCGTAGCGTGGGTTCATAACAGCAGCGTTTTCGTTCAGTTTCTGTTGAGCTTGCAACAGAACCAGCGAAGAGGCTGGAGTCGTTCCAGGCGTACCAACAGTGTTACCGATTGCTTTGTACGCATTAGCAACGTCAGCGTCAATGCTGGAGGCCAACTGCGAGATACGCGGCTTCAGAACGCGCTCTGCGAAGTCATCCAACTGCATTGTGAGCTCGGCGCTGGTGAAGTTCACGCCGATGTGCTTTTGGGTTGAAACGGTTAGAGTGGTGAACTGCTCGTTGTCGTCCTGAACTTGCAGGGCAGCACCGTCAGTCACAAGCGCACGGTCAGGCAGACGAATACGCAGGGTCGAACCAATCTTGGCACCTTCAACAGCGAAGGAGTCATCGTATTGGCGGTTAACGTTACGGGTAAGAACAAGATTGTTTTCCAAGATCTCTAGGGCTTTCCTAGTGATCATGTCAATCGTAAGAATGCTATTTGACATGGTAATTCCTAAAAGAAGTTAGCGATTCTGAGCTTGCCACTTCTTAGTCTGGCGCAGCCTTTCTGCTTCAATCCATTCCGATGCAGTCATGCTTTTGGTTGACCTAGGGTCGGTCGTGTCATAACTCGGATTGCCTGAAGTGCGGGCGTTTACTGGACTAATCGGTGCGGGCGCGGACGTAGTACGTTTGACTGGAACATCGTTGGCTATTTTAGCCTCAATACGTCCAATCTCCTTTGCTTGCAAAATCGGGCTAAGACGGGAAATACGATCGGTCTCTTTTGGATTGGACCCGAGGTAGTAGGCTACATCAGGGCCAGCATCAGAGGCTTGAATCGCTTGCGCCATCACGGTCGTGATTTTAAGAGTTGGATTATACGCGACTTGTTCAAAATCATCGTATTTAGATCTAGCCTCTTCCTCACGTTCGTGATATGCCTCAAGAATCTCCGTCTGTTGACGATGCTGTTCACGCTGCTCAATTAACTTGATTGCTTTGGCTTCTGCGTAAGCATCAACCGAATCAAACTGATCTGCTGGCGGGACATCAACGGCAACGGGCGGCGGTGCTTGACGCTCACGCTCCCACTTTCGCTGTTCTCTAGCAAGGCGTTTTTGAATTGCCGCATCAAGTTCCTCTTGCGAGAATGTCTTGGGCGCAACTTCCGGCGTATCTACAGGTTCTGGGGCCGCCGTGGCTTCCAGTTCCGGCGCGGGCGCTACTTCCGCTGCAATCGCTACTTCTTCCGACATTGTGAATCCTAAGATTCCCCGGTCTGCTGGGCCGGTACAGTTGTTTTATAAGTTGCCTTCGCTGACCCAAGTTCCAGGCGTTCCAGCGACAGTACAAAACCATCCCTTTGGCTGACCAACGGTAGGGACTGATTGTTGCACTTTATCGCCACGAAGCCAACTGCCGATTGTTGGGGCGGCGTTGAAAAAAACCGTTGCGCTGTTATCTTGAGTTACCAATCCGGGGTACACAGCGCGAATTCCAGATAGTATTGAACTTGACTGATAGTTGGTTGTGCTAACCAAAAGATCTTGCTGCGTAATTAGTGTGCCGTTTGTGCTAGATCCAGCTTGATAAGCTACATTGCAATTTCTAAATTTGTTTCCAATAAATCGTAAATTGCTACGAACATTGCAATAAACGTCGGAACCAAACCCATTGTAGAAATTTTCTATTCGGTTGTTAGTAAAACTTGCCCCAGTAGAAAATTGCCGCAAAAATATTCCAGAATTTGCAGTGGTCGCAGTGGTATTGTCGTACCCCACCAACGTGTTGTCGGTGAAGTTGTATTGGGCAGAAGATGCTTGTTGGTCTACATAAATACCAAAAGTGCCTTGGGCAATTCCAAAACCGCGATTGCCCACAATATCCATGTACCCACCGCCAGTAAATGCGGCATCAGGGGTTACAACAATATAAGCTTGTGTAGATGTTGAAATTGTGTTGTTGACCACTTTGGCGTTTTGAGCACGCGCCCCAATGTAAATTCCGTGGGCCGATGAGTTATAAATTGAATTGTTGGCAATTAAAGTGTTGTTTTCTGCCCCAACGCCAACGTTTCCGGGCAACAAAGAAATTCCGGCAGCAACAACAAATCCGGCCTGTTGCATACCATCAACAATGTTGTTTGAAACAACGTCTGCTTTGCCTTGCGCTGCAAGGTAAATACCCGCAGCCAAAGCGGGTTCTAAAGCGTTCACCCCGGCGTTGCGGATGTAGTTGCCAACAATCAAAACGCTTCCAGTTGTAGACGCCGCCGCTTGCCAATAAACCCCAGTCTGCCGCGTATTGAAACTAAAGTTTCCTGAACAAATAATTCTCCCGCCGCCAGTGCCAACATAACCCAAAATGTAACTGTGGCGGCGCAATAGCGATGCTGAATCAACTGGTTGGAAAGTTGTAGGGTCTAGCGTTGCGGCTAGATTGTTTTCCACCAAAATGTCAGTATCGTTGCCTAGAGCATTGACGTAACAGGCTTGGCTATTGTTAGAAAGAAAAAAGTTGTTGGTAATCATTCCGCGAGCACCAGAAGTGCCCGAGTACACAATCACATCTGAGCCGCTATTGATGGAATATAGCTGGCCCCAGAATCTGTTATTTTGAATCTGGTATTCCGTGGAGTTTGCAATATAAACGCCGTTGTATTCAAACCCGTGAATCCAGCATCCAATAACTCGTGCGCCGCGTTTGCCAGAAATGTAAACGCCGTTGTTAACTTCAAAATTGGCCGTTCCGCCTGAGTTAACACCGTCGCCTTGCATACGCAAGTTGGTTATTGTGCTGTTGTTGCCCAGCGTAATAATGTTCTGATTTCTAGCTGTTTGCTGCAACAATGAACCATAACCAAGGCCAGCCAACGTCACGTTGTTTGGAGCGGTCAAAGTGCCAGTAAGTTTAAAAGTGCCAGTTGTCACCAACACCGTGCCGCCAGTAGCCGTAGCATTCAATGCCGCTTGAATAGCCGCCGTGTCGTCTGTAACACCGTCACCAACAGCCCCAAAATCTTTAACGCTAACAGTCTGTTGCAATTTAGCTTGCACAGTTGTTGCCACGGCACCAGTTCCCAAAGGTTGGTAAGATACTAAAGAAGCCGAGGTGTTAAATAAAGTTGAAATGTTATCGTAAGTTGCAATTAAGACATCTAAACTGTCTTTTAAAACAAATTTATACGAAGCACCAGCCGTTAACCAAATTTCGCTACTTGACGGTACGCGGCCCGCAGAATTTAAAATAATTGGGTTTGAATGCGGCGTTAAACCAGTATTAGTGGTGTATGTGGTTTGCGGCGTAGTTGCCCCAGCCGCATACGTGTAAATTTTCCCACCGGCCAACGGAATACCGTTGTTGTCAAAAAACTGCCAACCAGCGCCGCCGAGTGGTGAAAGATTAACTGCCATTTTGTGCCTTATTCAGAAAGTTCAGGTTGCCGTACAACCCAATTTGTTGTCGTTTCATCCCAGTAATAACGTTGGCCGTCTTGGGGTATAAAAATTGGCGCTTCCCAAAGACAAGTGTCTTCGTTTAACGTCCAAGACGGAAATGGTTGTGGTGGGATAAAAGCATCTCGTTGGGCGTCGTACTTGTAACCAATCCCAGCGTAGTTTTTACGAAACGGACGATTTTCTGGATGCCGACCACCATACGTGTTGTAACTTGTGCGTTTCCAAATGTTTCCGGTTTGCATCAAATAAAGTTGTTCCAAACCAGACTGAATAGTTTCATCCGGCCCAGGGATTACTCGGATGACAATATTTTCGTGATTTAATTCAGCGTAATGTGCCATTTTTATGCCCAAGTTACAGTACCAGTGCCAGCCGTAATGGTCGTTACTTTATAACCGCCAGATGCGGCAGTAGTTGAACCAGTGAGACCAACACCAATGGTTATGGTGTAGTTGTCTGGGTATTTCATAATAACAACACCAGACCCACCAGCAGCTCCGGGGCCATTAACTGCACCAGAAACCCACGAACCTCCACCGCCACCACCACCTGAATTTGCCGAACCAGCAACCGCAGCAGGCGTACCATTGGCCGCTTGACCTTTCCCGCCATTTACGTTGCTAGATCCGCCGTTATATCCGTTCGTTACAACACCGTCATTAGAACCGCCTCCACCTCCACCAGTCGCATAAGTAACCGATGAACCTGAAATTGTTGAAGCCGTGCCATTGCCACCTACACCATTTCCAGCAAATCCACCTGTTCCACCTGCACCACCTGCACCGCCGCCTCCAGCCCCAGCAAACACATTAGTTGTACCGCCAGTTTGGGTTGAATTCCCGCCCGCGCTACCTTGCCCAGAAGTTGCAGTTCCTCCAGTTGAAGCAAATCGACCAGCACCGCCGCCGCCAGATGCACCGGCCAAACCATTACCAGAGTCGCCAGCACCGCCGCCACCACCACCAAGAGACTTAGTTCCGCTACCTGTTCCAGAACTTGTTAAATAAAACTCTGAAAAACTTCCGTTTGATCCGTTGCTTGCTCCAGAAGTTCCCGAACCTCCAGTTCCTAACCCACCAGCGCCTCCCCCTCCAATAGCTATTGTGTACGAAGTTGCAACAACGCCGTTTACTGTAGAAGTTAAATACCCACCTGCGCCGCCGCCACCTGCAAAACGAGAACCGCCGCCGCCGCCGCCGCCAACAACTAGCAATTCAATAACAAGTCCGGGCAAGAAACTTGACCAACTCATTACCCCGCCGGTTGTACAGCTTAAAAGTTGTCCATTAACCGTTGGAAGTGCAGTTGGCAATGTGTAACTTTGCGTACCCGCTACAGCGGGGGCTGTTAGCGTAACGGTTCCGCTTGTTGCGCCTTTGTATGCAACTGACGCAGCGGTAGTAGTTGTTCCATCAAACGTCAAGTTTGCAGACCCTGCAAACGCCCCGGCGTTGTTGTACTGAACCTGTGTTGTGCTGCCGCCCGGACTTCCACCGCCACCACCACTTGCCCAGGACAAAGTTCCTGAACCGTTAGTTGACAGTACTTGACCGGCAGTGCCATCGGCAGAAGGCAACGTGTATGTGGTAGATCCAGCTGTTGCCGCTGGCGCTAAACCAACATAACCAGACGTTGCGCCGGATAAACGCAACGTGCCTTTAACGTCAAGTTTAGATCCAGCCGAAGTCGTACCAATACCAAGGTTGCCGGAAGAATTAAGGCGCATCTGTTCTAGGCCTTGATTCCAGAACTGAATGCTATCAGTTGCCCCGCCGCCGCCTAGCTGAAGCACATTTCCAGATGTCAACGTAACGACATCGCAATCAACATTTGCGTTGGTTTTGATGGCGTATGACTGCGTATTTAACAAACTCAATTTGCCTGACGCATTTAGCGTCATCGCTTGAGTAAAGGTAACTGTGTTACCTGCCGTGCCGGATGGGGCTATGTACCACTGGTGGTCTCCAGTAGTTCTTTGCATCCTATATGCCGCCGCATACGTACTAGCTAAATATTTTGGAATTGCCCCTGTAGCCCAATAAGCATTAGTGGCAAACCATGCCGCTTCTGCGTCGTCACTAAATAAACTAACACCAGATGTTGCAATCTGGATAGCCTTAAAATTTGTTGCCCAAGAACTTGGCGTAACCCCTAGGCCAAGGTTTGTTCCGTTAAACGTCAGCGCCGACCCAGTAGCTAACGCGCTTGAGCTAGACGCATACACAACACCGTTAGCGGTGTATGACGTTAGTCCAGTGCCGCCGTTCGCGGTTGCAACCGTCCCAGTGACATTTGACGCCGTGCCTGTCGTGTTCTGGTTAAGCGTCGGAATATCAGCCGCGACAACTGCCCTAAACGTCGGAACGCCAGCCGAACCGTTTGGAGCAGCTAGGATAAAGTTTGCGCTCTTGCTTGCATAAGGGTTGAGCGTGTCCCCATATGCCGCGTTTAAACTGATTGCAGGAGTTGTGCCGCCGCTTGACGCGACAGGAGACGTTCCGGTGACACTTGTCACCGTACCGCCGCCAACAGGAGTAGCCCAAGTACCGTCGCCTCTCCAGAATGTTGTGCTGGATGCAGACGTTCCGCTATTCAGATTTGTAACCGGCAAATTGCCGGTCACTTGTGTTGCAAGACTGACGTTAGAAAGAGTTCCGCCAAGCGTCAAGTTTCCGCTGCTAGTGACCGTTCCGGTAAGCGTAATGCCGTTTACCGTACCCGTGCCGCCAACAGACGTTACAGTTCCCGCATAGCTTGGGATGTTAAGTGTGTTACCAACAAAGGTGGCAGCGCCGCTAGTGCCAGTTGTTGTTAGTGTGATTGGGGCTTGGTAATCCGTTCCAGCGGTTGCTGCGCTGATGGCGGTTCCGTTGCCTTTGAGAACGCCCGTAATGCTAGTAGAAAGCGTAATCGCTGGGGTTGTCGTAGCATTTGCTACTGTTCCCGCCAAACCATTCGCAGATACTACTGAAACGCTTGTAACCGTTCCAGACCCGCCACTCGTAGCGTAGTTTGGGATATTAAGCGTATTCCCGATAAACGTCGCCGCTCCGCTCGTGCCGGTTGTGGTGAGCGTGATGGGGGCTTGATAATCGGTCCCAGCAACTGCCGCTGTAAATGCGCTAGTTCCGTTACCTTTTGCAATTCCACTTAATGTCGTTGTTCCTGTGCCGCCCCTGTTTACAGCAAGAGTTGCTGACAATCCTGCTGCTGTACCTGTAGTGTTTTGGTTTAGCGTTGGGATGTCAGCGGCAGCAATAGCGCGGAAAGTAGGAACACCAGCAGATCCATTCGGTGCGGCTAGTACATAATTAGCCGTTTTGATTGCGTATGGGTTTAACGTATCTCCATAACCAGCGTTAAGGCTAATAGTTGGCGTTGCGCCACCACTAGATGCAACAGGCGACGTTGCTGCAACGCTGGTAACTGTTCCAGCACCAGTAACCGCCAACGTCCCAGAAGAAAAACTTAGACCACTGCCAACCGTTACGTTAGAAAACCCACCAAAGCCATTCCCATATACGATGGAATTGCCAGAAGTTGCAGGAGCGTAATCAGTGCCGCTTATTGCTGCACTAATTGCCGTTCCATTTCCTTTCAAAAGTCCAGTAACAGTAGTTGAAAGTGTAATTGTTGGTGTTGTTGATGCAGTTGCTACCGTACCAGCCAAACCATTTGCAGGTACAACAGAAACCGCTGTAACAGTTCCCGAGCCGCCCCCGCTGGCAGCAGCCCAAGTAGTGTTAGTACCGTCAGTTTTAAGGTAGTAATTAGCATTGCCAGCTTGAGCCGGCAACAAAGCATTCAGAGCAGTGTTTGCTGTAGTGCTACCAGTGCCGCCTTTAGCAATAGCAACTACGCCAGTTACGTTTGAGGCAGTCCCAGTTGTATTTTGGTTCAGCGTCGGTACATCTGCCACTTGAATTGTGGACATTGACACATTTGTGCCATTCCCACGCAAAAAAGACCCAGACGTTGTAGCACCCGCTAAAGCGTTAATTGCAGCTTGCTGCGTGTTCGCGCCCGTACCACCGTAAGTAATTCCGACCGTGCCAGAAGTAATCTGCGAAGCAGAAATAGCAATATTAGTATTTGCCGCTGCTGTTAATTGCCCCTGGGCATTTACAGAAATTGTAGGGACTTGCGATCCGCTGCCGTAACTACCAGACGTTACTGGCGTGTTTGTAATACTGAACTGATTGCCAGCCAACGACAAACCAGTGCCATTAGAGTACGAATTTGCACCAGTCGCAAATTGAGTAAACACCAAACTTGTCGTACCAATAGTAATCGGCGCTAAAGTGGTAAGAACCCAAGAAGTGTTGACTAACGTAGAACCAGAAGTAATTAAAAAATAATTACCAGTATTAACTTGGTCGTACCCAGTTCCCGCCGTGTTCATATCAGTTGCACGGGTCAGCACAAAAGCCGTAGATCCGTCACCAACTGTAGTTACAGTATAAACACCGTTTTGTAGCGCAGATGCTTGATTCTTAACAAGAATCCGGTTGCCAACGCTAGGGGTAACCGAGTCAACCGTTAGCGCACCATTACCCGTTGCCGTAAGCGTTGCACCAACACCAGACGATCCATTGTTGTACGTGATCGTTGGCAAAGCGGCAGTTGTTGCAAGATTACAAGCTGTGTGGAAAGTTAAACCAGCAGCAATAGCGTCAACATACGCTTTGTTAACAATGTCGTTTGCGCTGGCTGGAGAAGTAGTAACTTGACCTGTAGAAGCTACTAAAGACGTAAACGCGCCAGTGGATGGGGTGGTAGCCCCAACAGATGCGTTATTGATCGTGCTGCCGGTAAAGGAGCCATTGGTAACAGTTTTGCCCGTAAAGGTCAGCGCGTTAGGCAAAGACAACGTAACGGCAGACGATCCCGAAGCCGTAATTTGATTGGCGGTTCCGGTAACGCTTGCGACCGTGGACGTACCGTCAGAAGCAGCAGTAACCCGACCGTATGAGTCAACTGTTAGGCTTGTGTTTGTATAACTACCAGCAGATACACTAGTTGTATCTAGACTAATCGTTCCGCTAGTGGTAATTGGACCACCAGTAAGGCCAGCGCCAGTGCCTACGCTAACTACCGAACCAGACCCGCCGCCTCCAATGTTACTGACGGCAACTTGTTTGGTTACCCCGTCTTGAACAATAGGTACAACTTCAGTTCCCGCAAGCGGGGTATCTGCCTGTGGCAGTCCCGAAATCGTGGTATTTGCCATGCTTTACTCGAAAAACACAGTTGCAGTAACAGTTCCGCTAATCACAATGTACAAGCCAGAGCTAAAGTACACGCCGCCCTCGTCGCCAGTAAACACGTAACTGGTTGCACCCGTTGGCGTAAACACACCAACAATTGTGTCAGTCGTGGTAGCAGCGGCGCTGTTGTAAACCGTAATTGTTGGGGTACTGCTGGCCGCAGACACAAAAATGCCCTTGAGCTTACCCGCCATCGGCTTGACGTTAGAAGTTGCCGTTAGATATTTGTACGTTGCGGCCATAATTACCTCACGCCAAGAAGCGCAGTTTGTAGAGGGTTCTTAGATAAACTTCAATGATGTTGTCAATCAACTGCTGCAAAGACATATCCGTCTTGTCAACAACTTCGTACCGACAAGACTCGATTTCCTTCAGTTGTTCTTCCAAGAATTCTATGATGTTAGTCGTTTTCTTGGCAGTCATCAACGTAATTGGGCCGATAAGACCGTGCCGACCTTGGTACGCCTCAGCAAAATCATCTGCCGCTTCAATAATCAGTTCGTAGAACTTCTGCAACGCCTTGTGCTTGCTGTAACTGCGGGTGTTCAGATGTACGCTATGGGCTACATCACGCCCCAAGAATAGCAGACCGACAAAATCAGCGGGTTTCATTGCATCATCCCTTGTTCCGGCATCATATCCATTTGCACGGGTTCTTCACGCATTTCCGGCATTAGCATACTCTGTGATTCCATAGCCGCAGCCACTACACCCATCGCAATGTCTTGGATCTGCTGCTCTGACATACCAGCTTGGACCGCGCTGATGCGCTTAGTCTCAGCGTCAAACGCCTTAATCCTAGCTTCGTAATCCTTGCGCTCCATGTCTTGCGCTTCCATTGACTTGCCGACATTCTGCAACATCTGGTGCAACTGATCCAATTCTGCCGCCATCGCTTGCATTTGCTGGTTGGCAGCTTGCAGTTCTGGATTATCCTCGGCGTCGCCCATGAGCTTGGGATCAATCGTCTTGGCAAACCGCTTGGCCATCTCCTGAGCTCCAGGCCAATCCATATTTTTGACGAATAGGTCGCCAGCAACAGCCCACAACTGCGGGTTACCCTGCAACAGTTGAGCCATTGCTTCTAGCGCCTCTTGGCGCTTGGTGGCGTAACCCGGACCAGTCGCAACCACTACGTCGTACTTGCCAACTGCAGGATTGTAAATCTTGTCGATCACAATGCCTTCTTGATTCTGGATCTTACGCACCGGCTCGGCTTGCATCGGGTCAATCTTGACCATCTTCGTCTCGCCATCAATTCCGATAATGCGGGCGATGCGCTGCGTGTCGTAAATCTTGGGAATCATGTCAACCAACTGCCGGCCAACGTACCGCACCGCCCGTGCTAGGTTGTCTTGGTAGTGGTAAGTGCCAACATCACCTTCGCGCTGACGGGCTAAGATAGCCCTGCCAGAACGCTCGTTAGAAGTCATGCCTAAAGATGCGTTGTACTGCCCAGTTGAAGACTTAATGTCCTCGGAAGCGCCAACTTTAGCTTGCAACAGGCCAGATGACGCCATTGGCGGTTGCGCACGTTGCGGCAATGGCAAAACCGCGCCCTGACCGTCCGTTACATCCGGGTTGACCTCCAAATAAGGCCAATTATTCGTGTTCGCAGTCTTCCACTGGGTCTCGTACCCCTCAAACTGACCGCCATAACCAAT